TATAAATTTTGATTCTCTCTATTAAATGATTCAATGTGTAATTTTTTTTAGATTTACTACTAATATCATCGGCTATGTCATAAAGAGTAGCTTTGGTCTTTTGGTTGCCTTTTCTAAGAACCCTCCCGATTGATTGTAAATTTCTTATTCTCGATTTAGATGGAGAAGCAAAAATTATGTTGTGTAAATTTCTGATGTTAATCCCAGTTGAAAAGGTTCCGTAGGATGCAACGATAATCGCATTATCCTCCTGTTCAGTGATCTCTCGAACCTTCTCTCGGTCTTCGGTGTCCACTCCACCATGAATAAAAAAGACATGTCGCTGTTCTACACTATTACTATTTATCATCTCATATAAAGGTTCTCCGTGTGCTTCTACTCTAGCAAATAAGATAAGAGTATTACCTTTAAGATCAAGTGCTAAATTTCTTATAAATCTATTTCTTTTTTGATGTCCTATAATATATTGAACTTCATCTTCAAATGTTTCAAATTTATTCGGTGGGTGTTTCAATAGAAGCACATTGATGTCCAGTTTAGCCAAATGCCCTTTCTTCATTAACTCGTCAGTTTTAATGATCTTATAGGAAGGACCAAACAATCCCTCAAGAACTAATTTATTTGTTTGAGATCCATCTAAAGTTCCTGTAAAACCATATCTAAATTTTGCATCACTGAGTTTTGTCATTATAGATACTAATGACTTCGACTTAAACTGGTGAGCTTCATCTCCAACTACAACTGAAAATCTTTCAAAATATTGACGAGGAAGTTTGTAGATTGATTGCCAGGTAGTAATTATGACTTGAGAATCGGTTTCCCTTTCTCTACCAGCGTATATCTTGTGACAATATGAGCCAACATCCCATCCATAATCTGCAAAATCTTTATACATCTGTTCTACAAGTGAAGTCGTCGGAACAACTATCAGAGTATTTTGATTGCGTTCAACATAGTATCTCACAATCGAATATATCATCAACGACTTTCCAGAGGCAGTTGGTGATATCAGCAATTTTCTATTATGTCTTAAGGCATCGTATACTCCATCAATCTGGTATGGTCTGGGTTTATGACGACAAATAGAATTCATATAATCTTTTACACCCTCTTTTGAGATTGTAGGATTTACCTCAAACGGTGTTCCATAATGTTTATTATCTTTGAATTCATATGTATATTCATGATCTTTACAAAATTGAACTATTTTATCTAATAGTCCAACATATATTTCCCCTTTCTGAATATTAAATAATCGTATTTTACCATCCCAATATTTCTTTTGATAGTGTGGCATAAACTTTGCACCAGGCACATCAAAAGTAAATTGATCAGACAATTCATAATACACATAGGTTTCTGCATCTATGTGTAAATGAACTTCATTCTTTTTTGATATAATCAAATGACTCATAATCCTATACCAACACAAAGTATATAGTTACCTTCTGGGATCGTCAAAATCAATCCAGTGAATGCAATCAACAGGGCAGGTATCAATTGCTTCTTTAATTAAATCAATACTATCTCCATCTTGCCTAACTGCTTTACTCTTCCCATATTCCTCTTCGACTATAAAAGTATTTGGAGCTACGTGTACACAATATTGACATCCAATACATTCGTTCTTATCAACCCAAACTGCTCTTTCACGTAATTCTCCTCCAAGACAAGGTTCATAACCTGTTATCTCAGTATCAATAAATGTTTGAAATGCTATGCAGGGATCAATTATTATTTTTATCCAACTATGGTATCAAACCAATCTTGACTCATACCTTCAATAATCTTATCTGCTGCATCTTCATCTACAGCATACTTTTCTTCAATAAGATGACTGACAACTTTCTTATAGTTCTCGTGAATTTTTTGACTTTCTCTTGGAGTAGGTTTCATCTTCTAATATTAGATCTACTCAGGTATTTATAAATTACATCCCTGCCTGAAACTTATTCCACTCTATTGCGTTTTTAATTTGAAAAGTTCTATTGGAAATGTTTTTAATAATTTCTTCCAGAAACTTTAGTGTAGTATCATAATACCTTATCTTAAGATCTATCTTCATCATCTTATCATCAGCTTCCATATGTCTTTGTATAGCATCTTTTTCCCTTACCTTATATGGAAAGGGTTCTTCTACATATACCTCTGCAGGTGCTTTGCCTGTGTAATAATTATGTCTTTCTAATCTTATTTTGTTATATTGTTCCCTTGCTTTTTCACGCAGTAAAGTAACAGTATTATAAACGGTATAATACTTTGAATGTAATTGAGGAATTTTTAATGATTCATCATGTAGATTATCAGGATCAATGACAGCATCACGCTCCCACATCTCCTGAATTTTATCAAGATTCATAAACTACTTGTAAGATCGTATATAGTATACTTGAAAGATGCCTCTGCTGTAAAGTATTGAACATCATTATTAGTTGCATCAAAATCTAATGATGATAATGATACTGGAAATAGATCTGTAAATTTAACCTTTGCAATCTCTCTAAGATTGCTATTTAATATTCTAAGAGTTCCATCACAAAATGCTTCTTTAGTATCTCTTTGATCAGCACTATCTGTTGTCAATTCTTTATATTGTTTAGTTGATTCTGGAAATCCTAAACCTGTTAACCATTCATAAACTGTTATATAATTTTCCATATTCTCGTCAACTAAGAATCTAAGAGTAAAATCTCCATAAGTTAACTTTTCACCAGGAATATCTATGTCTTTTAGATATGTTGGTTGATTAGTAATTGCTAGAGACAACTCTGGTATTCTAGCACTATTTGAGAAAAAATCCACCTTTGGATATTTGGCAAGATTAAACTTAAACCCTATACCAGATAGATAATTTCTATTTCCTATTTGTGTTACAAAAGGTCCAGATGCAGCCATTACTAATTTTTTAACTATTTAGATAAAAAAGAGGGGGGTGAATTACCCTCCCTCCTTTATATTAAAATGAAAGAGAAGCTTTGGATTCATTTTTAACAAGTTTTCTCTTAGCAATTTCAAGTTGCCAAGACTCGTGCCATTTATTCAATGTTTTTCTCCAATTATTAGGAAGAATACCAAGTTCCTTTTCATTAACAAACATATCAACCATAAGTAAGCAAAAAGATCTCATATTATTAGATTGATCAGAACCATTAATAGCAGCAAAGACAGTTTGTAAAGTATTGGTCTTAAGCATTGACCAATCCTTAATAAACCTATTACAAGGGCAACCATCATCAGGAACCCAATCTCCCTCATCATCTTCTATTCCCTTTATTTTACCATTAGATACTCTAAAAATAAACTTCTCAAGAAGATCTAATTTTTTAGGTTCATCTTTATATCTCATATAAGATACAAGATAGGTTAAAGTAAATGGATTAATATGACCAGAATAATCATGTTTTTTCTTTCCAAAATCTTCATGTTCAAAGATTCCCTTTAACCAAAGTATTGGTTCTTCAAGGTCTGCAACCCATAATCTAATATTTGTTACATCAGTTTTAGTCATCTCTCCATACTTAATAGGAAAACATTGCATTGCAGCATATTGAATAGGTTCAACTTTCCTCAATTTACCATCTTTAATTTCAATATTTCTATGCTTGAATATATCTCTAAATGCACCATCAAGTCTATCTGATGCTAATTCAACATCATCAGGACTATCAAACATCTTATATTCACGAATGACCTCTGCAATAGAATCTACTTCTCTATAAGAAACACGAACTTTTTCTGGAATTAAATCACCAGAATATTCTGCCCACCAATATGCATCTCTAGTGTGTCCATTGGTCTTAAATTTTGTACCTACTTTATACTCCTTTCCTGTTTCAGTGCATTTACAGTTTTTAGTTAAAATTACACCATTAACCTCTAAATGTGATGCTTGAACTTTTTTAAATTTCTTTTGGTGTTTTGATTTTTTTGCCCTTTCTTCATGATCTCTTTGAGTGGGACAACACTCCCAATCATTATTCCATTCTTTTGTGGTAATGATTTTTTGATGATAAAATAAATTATCAACAGGTAACATCTGTTTAGTCATATGTCTATAGTTATAAATTACTCGCTGATGGAGTAGTGGAAAATACAGTTGCGGATGAACTGCATAGTATATATTAACATAAAATTTATAATCTGTCAAGACAAAAAAAGAGACCCCTGAAGGAGTCTCTTTGAAGAATATGTAATATGAATTACATAAGATTTGTGACCTTAACTCTTCTGTAGTAACGGTTCTTGTTACGTGTAAGAGTTCCAAGACCTTGATCTGTACCTTGTG